GTAGCGGCTCACCTGAGCTCTTACCTTGTGTGCCTATTACCACATATAGGCTGCTATTGTCAGTGGCTGTGTGGCCATCTCAGCCTCTACTCCTGAACTTACTACGCTCAACGCCTGTTCAGTGTTACCTCCTCTCATTTTGCCTAAATGCACTATGGCGGCACCATACTGACTGGCCATGCCCTTAAGCGCGGGGTGAAGTGAGAAGGTTTTTACCTTTGCCTCTCCGCCCAGCCAGTCGAGCACATCCGACATGTGCCCCTTCCTGAGATATATATCTATCTCTGGGTACTTTGATCGTATAAAGTCGCGCACTCTTATCCCCGCTTCTGTTAGTATACTCCTGATGGACTTTACTTCTTGTACTTGCCTTCTAAACCTGCCGTATGTACCAGCCCTGTCACCCAACCACTGGCTTAGTTGCGAAAAGGTTGTCTCCAGATTCGTGAACCGAGGTAAGCTTAGTGCGTTATATGTCAACTTTACATATTTACGCCTCTTGGTGACCACCCGAATTCTCCGAGCTTTCACCTCATCTTTCCACTTGCTGCGTAACGCTCTGCTTACTTCCGGAACGTCGTCTGCGGCAACTACGTTTGCTAGCTCGTTTTGTGCCAACTTAGTCCAATCCACCCGAACTTCCAACCCTGCTTCTATGGCCTTCCTCTTTAATCGGTCCACCCGCCAGTCTGTCTTTATGTCAAACTGCAACTCTTGGGACACGTCAATTTTGGGCACGCTACTGCTTAACCAGCTCTTGCCATCCCACTCGTCCAGGCCGTATCCCCCCAAACCAATCGGTACGCCAAGGCAAGCTACTGGCAAACGATGCAGTTCACACCATCTGCTGCGCAATGCCCTCCATACGTCCCACCCGTCACACCCTCGTCTTGTCAGGGTTCCGCAAACCTCCCTCAATGCTCTAAGTGTCCCGATGTCCTCCCAGGGGGCGCTACTCCAAGGCTTCCTTTGGGTAAGCCCCGGTATAGCACGGTTTGCGTATCCATAACACTTGTCCGCGTACCACACCCGTAAGAACTCCATCTCATGTTTACGCACCGAGAACTTCCCTACCCCTCCAACCACTCCATTCTTCTCATACTCCAGAGCTACCAACTGAGCAGTTGCTGCATTTGGTGTGAATATTGCGCTATCATCTCCTCGGATGTACCGTTCTATGCCGCTCGTGTCTATCTCTATTTCCCTTAGTGCTGCCATGACCTCCTCGGTCATGACGCTATTCCAAGCGTTACCGACAATTGACGTTACACCCAGGCCACTCATCAAACCTCCAGTGACATGCCATCGCCTGTCCACTTTAACTGGGTTACCCGGCATCCCTCCTCTTAATCTAAGCCAGCTGAAGTCGAAACTCGAAATCATCTTTGTCATCATACGGTCATAGAATGCTCGGTGTTCCGTAGGCACGTTGCCTCTTCCATTGTCTACGAGATGTTCGACAATGTGCTGCAACTCTGGAGTGTGTGGTTGGTGATCGAAGGCTTTGTAGTCGAAAGGTAGCCCGTACTTTGTGCGGCACAATTTCAACATTTCGACTATGCGTTGGGTCTGTTCTGCTACGTTTTCTTCAGTTGTACTGCCCGCCCAGTCTTTGTAGCTATGGCCCGTTAAGTATATCATCCAGGCCATTACGAGATATGTCTGTATATCACTTGCGACCGCCAACCTCACCTTGCCCAGCTCCGATTTGATTAAGACGTCGTTGAACTGCTGGGTGTTATCTACAGCAAGACTGATAAGCTCATCAGCCGAAATTACGTCCAGCACGAAGTTCTTCCTACACTTAACACGTTTCGACTTCCCCGAACTCATCTTAACCAGCAAATGTCCTATGGAACTGCTCCCGCCTGTCAACCAGTCTCCATCTCGAACGAACTCTTCG